TCGAAGCCTTTGACCTTGCTGAGTTTCTCCAACATCCGCAACACCTCTATCCAAGAGATATCAAGGAGATGTGCTGTAGTGACAATATTGTGGACTGCAACATTGCCTTCGTCCGTGAACATTCCGTAATAGGGAGTTTTCATTAGGCAATCACCTGCACGCGAGGCTCAGTATTAGCGAGATCATCAAAGAAATGATTGCCAGGAAGCGGAGCGTAGAATTCTTCGCGCGGGAAGGAGAGATCAACCTTACCCTGCCAAACACGCTTGGCAGTCTCGGCGCAAAAAGTGCCGTCTTTATAGACAGCGACAACCACGCCAATGCGATAGCAATCGTTATGACCAACGAAGTCAAGAGACTTGACGACGTCACCTACTTTTACAGTTTTATCATTTACCATACATTCATTATACCGCGATGAGTCGATATTGTAAAGGTAAAAAACTCTAATAAAATCAATAACTTGCACAGGTCTGTAAAACCTCCTGCAATCGCTTTGCAGCGGTCCTAATTTACCCTATACCTGCGCCTCTGTTTGGCGATTTTGCGTCCAATGGGACTCAGACCACAAGATTCTGTACGATGACCGCGCAAGCCAACCAAACCCACAGTGTATTGAATCCGACCAACGTCGGAAGCAATTTCTCGTTAGATGCCCAAATCAATGTGAGACTAGTTGCTGTTGCAAAAAAGTACAACCACCAAATCTGAATTCCAAATACAAGTCCAGGAACAATGATGATTGCTTTCGCAAACCAACTTGCTGCTTCTACGATGTTGTATGGTTTCCAATATTCTTTGGTGAACCACATTTTGTAACAATCAACAACTTTTTGCCATCCTGTCAGAACATAAATAGTTCCAATCAAAAATGCCCAAATAGAAAACGTCCAAATTATTTGTTCTGTGGTCATAACAACTCTTTAGGCATGTCCCAAGTTCTCACTTTCACACCTGCTTCATTCAGCATTTGTTCTGCGTGTTCAATTGAATAGTGCTTGCCAACACCAACGCCAGGAAACGGACGATTCGGTCCGATGACTTCCTTGATGCCTGCTTGAATCAATGCGCGTGTACAATCGGCGCATGGCTTTGGTTCCCAGTTTAGATATGCACGTGAGTTGTTGAGTGAAACACCAACACGAGCAGCATTGAAGATTGCGTTGCGTTCAGCATGTTCAACCCAGTGATACTTTTCTGGACGCTTCCAGCGATCTTTCCAATCTTCTTCAATGCCGCGAGGAAAACCATTAAAACCCGTCGACAAGATGACGTTATCATCATTGACGATTACACACCCCACCTTTGTCGACGGATCCTTGCTCTTCTGTGCGATCAGAGTAGCCTGTAAGATAAACAATTCATCCCACGATAGTTCATCACGAATCATAATATAGTTCTCAAGTTATAGAATCCACTTATCTTCTTTTTCTTTATCTTTAGATTTATCTCTAAAGAAATATACGATGCTAAAAGCACCAATTAAAAGTAAAATGAAGATGTCTGCTGGATTCATAATATCATCCTTTAATTTCAATCTTACGAGGCTTCTGTTCTTCAGGGATGACATTTTCCAATTCAATGGAAAGAATGCCATCAGCAAGTGCTGCGTCGCGAACCACTATAGTGTCAGACAAAACAAATTGACGCGAGAACTTACGACCAGCAATACCCTTTGTAATGTATATCCGTTCGTCAGTTTCTGCTTTTTTGCCTGTTACTTTGAGAGAGTTTCTCTCGCTAGTGATTTCAATCTCATCTTGTTTGTAACCAGCAACTGCCAATTCCAAAATAAAGTTGTATTCGTCTTTCTTGACGACATTCACAGGTGGAAATGCAGTTTGAGTAGCAGTCAATAGATGAGCCGCATTGTCTAGCGCGGCGAACGCATTCTCGAAACCAAGTGCTGTTGGTAGAAGGCGATCGACGTATGCGGATGTGAGTGCAGTGATATTTGTCATTTTATAACTCCTTTATTAAGCAAGTTGTTGTTACGGACCCCAAATGGGCATCCTTCTTATTTAGTCAACTAGCAATGCCAGTTGAGCCGAATCCACCAGATCTTTCTGAATGTTTTTCTGGACGAGTGTTTATAATGCCGATATGAAAAGACTCATTGCAAATAATCTCACCTTGTGCAATTCTATCGCCCTTTCTAATAGTCGCATGCATTTTTGATACATTGGTGAGTAGAACGAAGACTTCTTCTTGATAGTCAACATCCACAACACCTTCACAGTTCGCTAGGATCAAACCTTTCTTAAGCGAAAGACCAGAGCGAGGATGCAAACGAATACTATAATTCTGCAATGGCATCTCAGTTCTTGAAATATCAGCAAAAGTTTCTATGGTAACTTTATGATTGATTTTGAAGATCAATCCAGTTGGAATCAAAAGCCGATCTCCTGGGTAGATGTACGTCTCACCAAGAGTATTGACTTCACGTTCAATCGGTGCGTTGAAAGAGTCATATCCCTTCACTAATTTGGTTGTTGGTTGAAAAGAAAGATCAAAGCATGTTGCCATGCTAGTGCCAAAGGTTGGCAATTCTACATCATCACCAAGTCGATACACACTCAAATAAAGCATAATTTATCCTTAATTATATTTTATAAATTTACCATCTACAATTTTAACTATAAAACAATTATTTCCCCATGTATCTTCGCAATCATTTAATCCTAGAATTTCAAAAACAGCTCTCTTTATAGGCTCATGATGATAATCATGCCCTGCAATAACTCCATTATTTTTAATTTTTGGTAACCAGCATTGTAAATCTTTCTTTATACCCTCATAAGAATGATCGCCATCTATGAAAACAAAATCTAGTGACTCATCTGAATAATTTAATGAGACCGCAGAGGAATCGCCACGAATTGCATTTATGATGTGAGACACAGGTTTGGTGTTGTGTGAGAATGTTTGATATAAATCCTCGCTAAAATTTGGATATCCTTGACCCGACATCTTTTCTTTATAAAAAGAATCGTTTTCCCATAAATCAACGCAATCAAACTTTATATTTTTTCCAGAGTTAATTATTTCCACTGCCATATATGCAGCGAATCTACCTTTCCAAGAACCAATTTCTACAAAGTGACTTGAATCTGGAAAATGTTGCACCATTTCAGAATACAATTTTGAAAAAGAAAACCAGTGCTCCCCGAAATTGTCATCAAAACAAAAATGCTTCATCATGATTCTTTTTTCTTTTTTCCTATGGTATATTTGGAAACTAGTTGCCAGTCATTCTTATCCTTAAACGGAAGAATTTTAATCTGTGATAGTGGAGCGACGTTGTCTTTTGTTTTTTCTGGACTTACGAGTTTTACCAAACCCCATTCAGCCATTAGATTGGCAATGGTATTACGACGTTGAATGTCATTGTCTGACATATTGCTCGGCTTACCGTCCAACTCGAAGAGTTCTTTGAAGTGGACGATATAATACTTACCTTGTTTATGGAGGATATGGCAGGATTGATATAGAATGTTGTCATTCTTGGCTGCGACACCAATGCGAGTAAGCGTCTCGCGAACTTTGAGGAAGTCGTCTTGCTTTTCTAGTGTGACTTCTACGAGTTTTTCGACCATGGTCAATCACCTTTATATAATTGTTTTTTCATCGCGGTGATTTGGTCTTCAGAAAGAATCTTCAATGTTTCCTCTGCTTTCGCGTCGGAGTATCCATAATATTCTTTAACTACACTCAAATCACTACTTTGAGCCTTTTTGTGCCATTTACCATATGGACGTTTCTGGGCTCTTATAATATTTATAAGAAAGTCATATTTGAGTTTATTGTCGAGTGTTGTGAATCGATTCATCTCATTGGCTAATAGGACCGTATCACGATGATAGGAAAGTGCTCTATTTACCATGAAAGACGAATAAGACTTCTCGTCCTGTTCAGTCAGCAAGGCATATTCCTTGGTCTGTAGGATAGACGGAAGTATTTCTTTAAACAAGTCAGCCATATTAAACAAACATATGATCTAAAGTAGATCGATTTTCGATTGATGAATCTAGGATTACTACTTCGTGTATTAAATCATCAATATGCATTGCCAATACAAGTTTTAAATAGTTATTATTTGTTATTTTTGGAAATGCATTAGAGACTACAATGTATTCATAGTCTTTGATTCCTTGAATTTGCATACTCAGTTTTAAGATTCTTCCTCTTATGATAGCACCATCAATAGCAGTATCTTTGTTTAATCCGATTTTACTATCTTGCTTACCATAACATTTGCTTTGTCTAGATTTAGACTCTATGAATATTTGTTTTCCGTTTTTTAAAACAACTTTAAAGTCAAAGACATATTTTGAATTAAATTGTTTAAATGTTCTGATCACTTCTTCAGCATTTTTGATATATATTCTCGCCATATCTTCACTAGGAATCTGTATTTCATGATGCTGCTCTAAACTCAATATTTGATTTGAATAGTGTTTTCGTATCCATTTTTTAGTTTGAATTTCAAATTCTACACCTGATGTTTCGACACTAGTTTTTTTCGATTTTTTATTTTTTCTATTTTTCATACGAACTTACACTCCACCATCATCTCAGTGAGGCATGCGGTAAGATTTAGTTCCTGATCTGCAACAAATGCTGATTGGTATTGATAGCGCGCAAGAATTACAACCGCATTTGGAATCGTAGACTTATCCATGATATCATACAGACTATCATAGATCTTACGATAAATCTTTGCAGGATCATCACCACCAAAATCAGCAACCCACTTTCTCATTGCCCCAAAGTTTTGTTCCTTTAAAGAAGTTACCAGTTCATTGATTGATACGTCAGCAATGCTTGATAATATACCAGCGTCGATCTTACCACTGACTGAATATCGCTGTAGTTCATTCAACACTCGGCGATAGTCAGGAAAATGCTTCTTGACAACTTCAACTAATACTGTTTTCTCGAAAGGAATCTTTTCGACGTTAAGAATTTCAGCAGCACGCTTCATGAATGCTGCAGCCATCTTTGGTTTATCTTCCTTGCGCAGTTTGAATTCAATCACAGCGCAACGAGAATGCAACGGTTCAATGATACGATTCTTGTAGTTACAAGTCATGATGAACGTGCAGTTATGCGCAAATTCTTCCATCGCTGCACGCATCGCTGGCTGGGTACTATTGGGGTTCAAATAATCTGCTTCATCAATAATGATGACTTTTTTACCACCACCAAGAGACATTGCACTGGCATAGTTCTTGATTTTGGTTCGGAATGTGTCAATACCAGACTCATCCGAGCCGTTGATCATGAGATAGTCGCAACCGATTTCATCACACAATGCGCGTGCAACTGTAGTCTTACCTGTGCCTGGACCACCGCAAAGAAGCAAATGCGGAATCTCTTTCCGATCCACATAGGACTGGAAAGTAGATTTGTATTCTTCTGGAAGTATGCAATCAGCGATCGTATGCGGTCTATAGCGTTCTACCCACAAAACATCACTCATAATAAAACCTCATGATGAAAAGATGGGACGGAGGGGGTGAATCCTCACAGCGGCAGTCTGGCGGAGTGTGCTGTCAACAAGAACAGTTGCGCCCCAATAGACTTATTTAGCCACATTCTCATAGATAGTCTGGAAGTCACTCTGCTCTGCAACTTCCTCTTCATAACTACGCTTGTGATAAGTCTTTGCCAGTTTACGACCCAACTTCTTGGGAATCTCGCATTCGTCATGCATCTTGTCGAGAATCTCTTTGATGAGATCACGTTCGGCTTCAACACGAGTGAGTGAATTTGAGATTTCTTGGAGGCATCCCAAAACCTTTGCTTTATCAAGTGCCATGATTATTCTTTCTCACTAAACTTTGAGTCTTTCGCTTCTACAGCAATGTAGTAGATGATGTCAGAACTCTTATGTTTAAACTGAGCAAGACCTTTCTTAGCAATCGAAACATCATACGATCCATCCATCATCTTAAAGTTTTCAACCTTCATGACAACTTTAAATACCTTACCATCACCTGTAGCAATTTCAATCTTAGACTGATCAGACGAATCATCAGCAACATCAGTAGCCATGAAAGTAATCACTTCACCATCACTCTCGAATACAAAATTCGGCGAGCCAGAAATGCCAGCCGAACGACGCATCCACTCAAGATCTTCGCTCGAAAGTGTAAATGAGCAATACGAATCATCGAACTGAATAGACTTACCATCTTTCGGCGCGACAATTACTTGCGGCGAACAATACTTGATGTAATCAGACTTCTTTTTATTCTCAGTAGAGATATTAACACGATCTTCACCAAAAGAAAGATAAGCCTCTTTATAGAGAGAAATTTTGGCAAGAAGTTTGTTCAAATCATAGAGCGCAAAATCTTTCGGGAAATTTTCGCCGATCGTTGCCTCTACATAAATTGTTCTTAGTGGAGAAATAGTTTTGATGACATTACCACTCTTGAAATGCAAACTTTGATTAATGCCAGAAAAGTTTTTTAAAATATTAACAGTATCTTCAGAAAGTTTCATAATTTAGAACCTCATTCGCTTCAACATGATTATTATAGATAGAATTCATCAACTTGTCAACTCTTATTTTTAGTTCTTCTAATGAACAATTATTGTCCAATACAATGTCGTAGTGCGACCCAATCCATGCCCATTCAGAATGATGTACATCTGGATATGCATTGCGCATCAGTTCGGGTGTATTGCGAAGATTGCAATCTCTAGCAAGATTATACCACTCAGGATCATCACCACGCCGAACACGAATAACTTTACCGCCAGAATTAACAATTGCTTTGATTTCATTTGGAAATCTAACATCAGCAATCACATAATTGTTCCAAGGTGCTTGTTCGCATCGACGCATAACTGTATGAACCCACAGGTCAGGATGAAATATCCCACGACCTGCCTCTGTGCCCATAAGTTGGAGTGCTAATCTTGGTGAAAATGTTTTCCCAAATTTTCCTGACCACCATGGATCATCTTGTTCGCGCCATGTTCTTGACTCTGGTGTATCACCTTCAAGCAAAGCGCGATCCCAACCAAAAATTACAGCGCAAGCATCTTTGACGCTATTCGCATAACTTTCTTTTAAAAAATTATGATGTTCAACTAAGATATCAGCAACAGTTCCTTTACCATTGCCGATATTGCCGACAAGACCTATAATCATAACAAATACTTTATTCTTTACAGAGCGCCAACCCAGTTAGCAATGGCTGGCAGATCACCAGTAAATGCATACGTTCCAACGTGATGAGTCTTCATCCAAGGACACAACCAAATTTGTCCGCCAATTCTACGCCACCACTGGCAGAACATGTAATCTTCAGAGAGATAACGATCAGAGCCACCAACTTCTTTTTCTTTACCATCAATATTAATTACACGCTTGCGATCGATGACTGTATCGAAATAGGCATGGATATAACGAGTGCCATCAAAGTTTGCTTGACCAACATGATCTGGTCTGTAACTAAACTCAGGATAGGCTTCTCGGAAACGATCAAACACTTCACGTTTAACCATCATAAATCCTGTACCAATCTCAAGAACTTCAACTGGCTCGGCGACGCTGAACTTTTCAGTTCCTGGAGCAGGATTAAACACATAATCACCTGCCAATTTTTCCATTTCTGCAATAGGAAGATCAGGATGTCGCTTTAATCCTTCTTTAATTGCACTCCATTTAATTGATTTCTTCGGATACGGTCCACCACTTACATCTTTATCTAGAGCAAGTAATGCAATCACATCGCGAGGGTCATAATGAATGTCTGCGTCAATAAAGAGCAGATGAGTATATCCTTCTGCACGAAGGAACTCATCAACAAGATAATTTCTTGCTCTAGTAATTAGAGATTCATTAAAGATAAATGAGAATCGAACATCGATTCCATACTGCCCGCACAATGCTTGTAAATCCAAGCAAGACTTTGCGTACATACCATGAGACATACCACCATACATTGGGGTGGCTACAAACAATTTCTTCTTGCGAAGTTCTTCTACTTTTACTTCAAGTTGCATATTAACTCCAGAGTGTAAAATTCAAATCAACGTATTATATAGTCAACCAAACATGTCATCTAGGGTACTAGTCACATTCAGTTTATCAGAAAATTTAAAGTGATTGCACCACACAGAATCTACTACATCATTTAACTCGGCATTAAATTTTCCTGTTTGCGTTTCAAGCAATCCAGTTGCAAGAGCAATATATTCCGACGCAATGTTTTTACGATCAAACTTTTTAACAAATTCCCAGTTATTGGCAACAATCTTACTATAATCAAAAGGTTGCATTGACAAGAATTTATTACAAAGATCTCCGAACTGTTTCGGCGTAGCATCCCAGGGAATCATCAAATAATTTTTGCCTGGCTTGAGTAGACCTTCGCCTTTCTCATTATCAGAAACGCCAAGATTACGAGCAATCGGAACAACACCCATAAGCATTGCATCAATTACAACACGATTGAAGTGTTCGCCATAAGTTCTTGACCATGAAGGATCAAGCAAGAATTTACTGTGGCTTAGAATTTCATCACGCTTTTGCTCAGAAACGAAACCGATATATTGCATGCCTTTGCTAAGAGCATTCTGCCAAATAGGTTTACCAACACGATCAGGTGTGGCTTGAGGATCTCTCTCCAATGTACAGTAATATTCTGGCTTACACTTATCTTTTGATGCCATGTAAGCACGTTCAATACCATCACCAGCAACAATTACTTGACCATGAATGTAGGGAACTGCTGCTACGAGATCATCAACACGCTTCCATCGCTTGAATGTTTGTAGCGAGAAGATTGTATCAGTCTTTTCATCGAATGATGTTAATCGCTTTTTGGATATATCCTGCGGATTTAGAATCAAAGCACGAGGAATCTCCATAGATCCTGCTTGATTGAGTGCGCTTGGATGAACGCATGCCAAACCTGCGATATGTTTCCGAAGATGATGTATCCAAGGATAATTCTTTTTTAGATTACCATCATGTACAATTATGACATGTTTGGCTTTTACATCGGTGAACATTCTCAACCATGATTGCTTACCTTCTGAATCTTGGCACTTGAAACCAAAGATAGATTGCCAGATAACAATATCATAATCATTCGCAATTTTTACAAATTTATTTACATCATCATCATTGATAAACGAAAGATATTCTCCGCGCCACCCTTTACCTTGATGAACTGGGATACCTGTTCCTGCACCAATATCATATCCTTCTTTATCATAATCTTCAGAGAACTTTCCACCAGATTTTGTGCTCCGAAGAAATATAAATCCAGTTTGATGACCGAGATCTTTGAAACCAGCAATTAATTGCTCTGCGTGTGATATGATACCGCCGAAGTTATTAAAGTCATGTACAACTGTCAATATTTTCATAATCAACCAAACATATCATCTAGAGTTGAAACTTTATTATACGCTTCTGAATGGTATTTGGCAACCATTTCTTCTCCACCATTTTTTTCCAAGTAGTCATACCACTCTTGTTCTTCCCACATTCCTGGACTGATTCCATTCCAGAGTCTTCGTTGGAGTGGATGGTCTTTGTTTTTTCTACGGCACTCAACATAATTAAATCGATGATCTTCATACTCTTTGCTCCCAAGTTCAAGCATCTTTTCACGCAAATAACAAACAAGACTTATGCGTTCTGCGCTTTCATCTTCAAGAACAATAGGTGTGTTACCATGAATATACTCATGATTATTGACTAGTAATAGATCACCAGGACGCACATTGATAGCAATACGAACCTCAGGTAGAATTAGATATCCGCCAGAATAGTTGCCGTTGTTTGAAAGAACTAGAAGATTACTCAATCCATTTGTGAAATCGCCAGCATCACGATGCGCTGCTGTTCTAAATGTCTTGTTGACAGTAATCGTCGTAAAGACAGTTTCCGGAACCAAGAATGACGGATCAATTTTATCTGCTGCTTCACGTTGAGCAGCATGACGCTGAGGGAGTAACTCTGCGAACCCACGATCTAGAGATTGAAGAAACGGAAAAGCCAATTTAAATTTATCATATGATTGCTGTGTATAAGAAGTAGCACGCCCATAAGGAATGCGAGGATACCGATCAAACCAGCCAGCAATTCCAGAAAATACAGGATTCGCATATGTTGTATCCGAAATGTAATCCCCTAAAATATCTTTTGCTTCTTGTTTTCTTTCAGCAACCTTTAATCCAATAGCACTCTTTAACCAATTATCAAAATTAAAATTTTCTTCTTTAACTTTTGCTGCAAGCCAAACAAGTCCACGTGTAGATTCAACGTTTTTGTATTGTTGTTGTATTCTAGCAACTTCTTCTTTTATATCAAGGGGAACTGCAGTATTTTCTGGTTCTACTTTGAAAAATTCCAATAAACGAAGTTGAGTTTCTGTTACCCAATCACGACCAGCGCATTTGTCACCCTTTGGTCCTGCTGCAAGCCCACGATTTTGCGATTGAGTTGCTGCTTCGCGCAGCCCAAGATAAGCCTGTTGTTGTTCTTTTTTAGAAAAGAAGTTTTTTCTAAACTTGAATGCTATGTTATTCTCATCTTCTGATTCAAGATAACAATCTGTATCTTCATTGATAATTGTATCATAATGCGACTCATCAATGAATTGACCAAGAAGATGTTCGCAATCTAACTTAGACTTTGCAATAATTACTTTGACCATGAGAACACTCCTTCATTGTGTTCTATTATATATGTGCATTTATTCTCTGTCAAATAAAACTGTGGGGGCAAGAACTGCCCCCACGAGAACCAGAACGGTTTTGTTTTGCCAAGATTAGGCAGTCATCGAGACACTGATAGCATCACGATAGAGAGTCTTGCGAGCGCGAGCAACCTGACCCTGATCGAGATACTTCTCGAACTGGTTCGAAGGATTGCCAAGGCGATACGCAAACACTTTCTCACCACGCGAGTTCGTGATGCGATTGGTGTATACAGAGATACCCTCATTGCGTGCACGATAAGCGAGGTCAGCAACATTATCAACCTTAAAAAGCGTACGACCCTGACGTGAAGTCACGGTGTTGCCATCAGCAAGATAAGTTACAAACGAGTTAAGAGCATTAGCCATATAATATACCTTCACAAAAACCCCTTCAATAATATCGCAAGATTGGGGCTTGCCTTGCGATATACCATTCATTATATACTAACAAACGGCAAAAGTAAACTTTACAAATAACAAAACAATCTTTGCGTTATCAAAGAATCTTGCAATGTTTTATATCGTTCTTCAAGAACACTAATTGCTGTATTGTAATGTCCAGTGCCTTCTTCGCTTGGTTTGTAATAGTACATCTTAAGCGTTTCGATTTCACTCTTCAAGACTGCAAGATATTCTTCTTTTGAAAATTCAATCATACTCATGATAATTACTGTAAAATAAGTTCTGTTAGTTGTGTATTATCTCCAAGTTTTCCTGACAAAAAGGTGTTGAAAGATAGGCTTATCCGCGTTTCTTGGTAATTTTCGTCATGTAAAACTGGGACTGAGTGTCTAAGATAAGAAGGAAAAAGATACAATACTCCTGTTCCTGATGGCGCCCACCATGTTTCTGCATTATAAAGATGAGCATCGGTTGATGAAAACTTTAAAATTAAGTTATTGTGTGCTTCAAATTTATGAAAATTAATTTTATCAGTCAAAGGATCTGCATTAATATATAACACACCAGAAATAAAACTATTTCCGTGATTGTGTTCGTGATGATATTGCGTCTTAGTTGTATAATTCAACCATGATTGTGTTATGTATATGCTTAGATCATCACGAGGTTTGAACGCCTCATTAAAGAATTTTATTGTGGATTGTAAACAAAAATCGCGCACATCTTTGAGAGCAGTTTCTTCTAAAACTTTAGAATTTATACTAGTTTCATTACCAAAATTGGGTCGGCGTTCTAAATTATTTACAAAATTCCTTTCTTCATCTGTAAATTCACGATTCAAACAAAATCTTGCTACAGGAATCGGAAATAGACCAAGTATTTCAATATCACTCATATATTAATTTCCCATATAAAATCATATGAGATATTTATGCAACAATAAATTGAGAAAAATTACTCACCATTTGGATGCCTCTCATTAAAAGTATCCATCCAATTTTTAAGATATTGTCTGGCTTCCTTTTGGTTTACACCAAAGACTTCAGCGATATATGGTGACGCGCCAAACATATTCATACAACCTGTTTCGCGCAATGCATCCAAGTAATCATTAATCTTTTCTTGCATTTCCATTCTAAACTGATCCATAAATACCTCTATTAAAACGGAATATCTTCTTTGTCAAGAGTATCTTCAGCATGAACATTTTTCAACTCATAGGCGAGCGGTGCATTTTTGTTCGCCACCAGCGTGACAAGAGTTTTGGCGACACGATCAATAATCTGCTCAGTGTTCATACCCTGACTGCGTTCTTTTTCAAGTTCATGTGCAGACAGTGTTACTGTTTGACTTTGACCGTTTTTCGTGACACGAACAATTAAATCATCTGAATTAGGACTTGAGAGATTTTCAATCTTGACTTCATCTGATGACATAGGAGCAGGAGCAGTTGCCTCCGCATCAACCTTTGTGTAGAGATCAAGAAACGCAGTCTTGGTGTCAGTATCGAATCGGTTCAGACACATCTCAATTGCTTTCAGACGATTGCCGAAGATAGAGTAGGCTTTCGTGATATGCACAAGACGACGAGTCGAGATAACTTCATCAACCGCACCATCAGCGAAAGACTTGCGAATCACATCAGCCCACATGATCAGACGATCGATGAAAACTGCATCCGTCAAATTATATAGCGCAAAGTTCTTCTCAAGAATCTTGCGCTCGGTAGCAGCAGGAGGGTACTCTTGCTCGACCGTGATTGCGAAACGCTCAAGGAACGCTTCGTTGAGCAAATTTGTACCGATAAATCGACCATCATCACTGCCCTTGCCCTTCGTGTTTGCAGTTGCAATTACATTGAAGCCAACGGCAGGATGCACAACCTCACCAGTCTTCTTGTCGAAGTATGGCTTGCCCTCAAGAATCGGCTGCAAGCAGAGGATGTCCTCGGTGCCAAGATCACACTCATCAAGAAGAAGAACCGCACCACGACGCATTGCAGTCAACACAGGACCCTCGCGGCGAACTGTGCTACCATCAATCAGTTCGTAAGAACCAATCAGATCAGACTCATCGGTGCGCTTCGTGATATTGACGCGAATCAACTCACGCTTGAGCGCAGCACAAACTTGCTCGATCATCATGGTCTTGCCGTTGCCCGACAGACCAGTGATGTAGACAGGGTAGAAAATGCGAGACTTGATAATGTCGCGCATGTCGTTGAAGAATCCGAACGGAACATAAGTGTTGCTCTTCTCAGGAACAAATGATTCGGTGACGTTTTGCGCACGCTTGCTCGCAAGATTTATAACCTGCGCGAGAGGAGCCATCGCAACCTGAGCAAGAGATTGCTCAACAACAGGATTTGAAACAACATTCTTGGGAAGAATGTTGAACGTGTTTCGCGCAACCTTGCGCTCACGAAGAATGAAGTATGGGAAATTTTCAATCCCATTCTTCTTGTTATCGCAATAGGAATTGAGTTCCTTCAGCGTGATTGTTTCCTTGTCGAAGAATGCATGAATCTTCTCAAGGAATTCAGTCTGAGACTGCGGCGAACTATAGAAAGATTTTCTCATTTCAATATCACTCACTGTTTACATTATAAAATTAAACGCGGACCAAGCGAAACTTTTCAGTCTCACTAGGGTCACCACCATAGGGAATGAACCGAAGTTCATCACCCTCAATTTCAACGGCGAACGCACCATTGGGCGTTTCACTGTAGTAAATACCAGCGCGTTCAGAAAACTGAAGGTGCGCTACCGTTTCAAGATCAGTAGGAAATTTCATCATACAACCATTATTGCTCGAAGATGCTCGAAAGTAAAGGAGTATTTTCTCTATATAAATCAATAACTTACGCAGTCACTCACGCAACCGCCAATTCTTCGGCGAGTTTAGTCAACAGCAATCGATTGGTGCGCTTGCTGTTCAGATTATCGCCGAAGACTTTCGCCATCTTATTCTTGCTCATGTCTTGAGTGATATTCAACTTCTCGTCGGTGACGTTGTCAGACGGTATACCAACATAGAAGTATTTTTCATAACCAAGATTCTTGGTCGTAAAGAAATTGTGACGATTGAAAGAATTGCGAATCGCTTGCTGTTCATCAAAAGACTTATCGTGAACAATAAATTTCATATCACGTTTGATTGCTTTCGGATTGCCGATATAGAAACCGATATGCTTGCAACCAGTCACATCAGCAACTAACTGCGTGATTGACTTTTGAAACGACCAACAATTTTCCATCTTAATCTTCTTCTTGGTCTTTTTGTCGACAAGATAGTAAACAGCGTTGCGATCGACATCATGATAGTGAGTGTTTTCTGATGGCGGAAAATGAATATCAACACCACCTTCACCATCAGTCAGATATACAACGTTGCAAACATCGAGTTGATGATGACGCTGAAATCGAGTGATGATCTCACGAGAAGCAAGCAATGTCTGAATGAACGGAGTTCCGTTCAAGCCAAAGCCAGAACGATCCCAGTCGTTGAACTCGCCGTCAGGAGCATGATTGTAACGATAAGCACCATACCGTATATACTCGCTCGAGATCACGCAAAGCATATTGAATGCCTTGCGATACTGAACAGGCGACAACGAAGTGCCAATCAGATGCTTGAGATGAAACCAATCCTGACCAACAATCATGTCAGTAAATTTTTCAGAAACAAATCGTTCGCTTTTACGCATCTCAATCAATTTGTTGTTGCTGTAACAGTCATCACTGAAGCCATAGACTTCGACAGGAACATTCGCAAGTTTACAGAACGAAACAAGAATCAGCATCTGGTCAACAGTATTGCGAATTAGATCGCACATCGAACCAGACATATCAACGAACAGAATGTATCCGTGATTCTTGCCCTTCGGCACAACCGTGATCTTCTTGAAGAGATCATTGCTGAACTTGTATTTGTGCAGCACATTCAGATTCAGTTCGCCAGTGCGAGCAGTCTGCGTTCGAGCATACTCGCTGGCTTTCTTGCGCATCTCAAACTCTTTGAGAATATGCATAATGACTTTCTTGTTCGCAGCATTGAAACGACGAACAGACTTCTGCACAACAGTCTCATAAGAGATGTGATTTCGACCATATGGTTTGTACGGATCGGCAATCTGCTCTCTAAAGTATCGCTCGAGATCATTCATGACTTCCGTGTTCGGAAGAATAATGTTCTCAAGATTCGCTTCAGGAAGATTGAACATGAAAACTTTGCCAGAGGAATTGACGAGTTCGCCCTCGCGCTGGCGGAAAATTTGATCGGTGACAGAATGCGGCTCACCATCATCTTCTGAATCGCCATTGTTCACAGTCTTGGAAGAAGTTTTTTCCTCTTCGTCAGACTCTTCCTCACTCTCATCAGTGCTGTCAGAATCTTCGCCATCTGATTCTTCACCAAGATCTGATTCCTCATCAGAATCAGCAGAATCGCTGGCTTCGTCGCCGTCACGAAACTCATCATCTTCTTCGTCGAATGAATCTTCTGATTCTATTTCGGAATCGCCGTCTTCGATTTGCGGCGGAGCAAAGGCATTCATCAGGTCATTCTTGTTCTGAATTTTGTCTTGTTCGTGCTCTTTGACATAGTCAAACACACGTCGCGCAATGTCAACAACTTGATCCCAGGTTTCGGCATTTTCGACTTCGCGCACTATGTCGCGCTCGGCGTCATTGAATTCAACAACAACGTGTGCGCCCATCTTGAATCGCAAATTGATACGGTCGATCAAATTCAACTTGTTGAGATCGCCGAGTTTCTTGATGCCGAAGAAGTCACGCTCATAGAGAGACGCATAAGCACGAGCAAAAGCCTTGGCAAGACCAGGAAACTTGCGCTTGACAAGTTTCTCGATGCGCGCATCTTCGATGACATTCAAGAAATCTTTGTATTTCTTGCTGCTGCTGGCAACTTGATCGTGCCAACCTTGCTCGGGAGTATTCAGAGCATGACCGACTTCGTGACCTGTCAACAAGTCATAGAGATCGCCATCCATGTCTTTCCATATAGGAAGGACCATCGTGCGTGACTTGAGATCAAAGTATGCAGTCTTGGTCTGCTGATGCGAGACCGTGATATTTTCCGTCGCCAAAAGTTTGGCTAGGATTGATTTAGAAGTCTGAATATTCGTACTCATACAGCCATTATCCTCTCAAATGACCGAAAAGTAAAGCGCAAAAAACTCTAATAAAATCAATAACTTGCGCAGCCTATACTTTATACACGAAGACTTCGCTAGATTTTTCTTCCTTCGGCAACTGATCAAGAATTGTGATTTCTGGCGTCTTTTCTGCACTCACTGGCTTTAGTGCTTGTTTGTGTGTAGTAACTTGTCTTTCTGCTTTTGCTTCTGCTTCTGCTTTCTGAGCAGCGAACATCTTAATTCTCTTTACATTTTTCTTCACTTTGCGTTTGGCTTGTTCTAATCTAAACGAACTCACCTTATCTGTATATACAATTCCATCTAGGTGATCTAATTCATGTTGAACGCAAACAGCAGTGAGACCACTAAATGTTTCTTGAACCCAATCTCCATTAATTGCTTGAAATTTTACTGTCACGTTTTCCCAACGATCAATTTTTAAATACAATCCAGGATAAGATAGACATCCTTCTTGATAATTTGACGGTACATATGAATGAGTGACAATTTCTGGATTAAACATTGTCCAAATTTCATTACCCATATTAATTGCACAAAATCTTTCTTTATGACCAACTTGATTAGAAGATAAACCCAAACCCTCAAGTTTTCCTAACGTCTCAGCCATTGAAAAAGCAATGTAATGTGCTCTCTTATTGTCTTCAATTGATTCAAATTTAAAAGGAACAGTTGGTTCTCTCAAAATTGGATCATAAAAATCTACCAACTTATAGATTTCATATTCTACAAGATCACCCTTGTATGTTTTGATCATCTTTGCCATATTAGTTCACCATTTGCGAGAAATTCTTTATTTTCCCAAATCGTATTGTATGTTTAAACTTATCAACCATCTGATCAGATTTATGTGTGATCACAAAGATATTTGTACCTTCGTTCATCATATTTATCAACTTCATAAATTCTTCAGTACCATTGATGTCAAGAGAACCATCAAAGACCTCGTCGAAGATGAGCAAATTCGTATTGACACTGTTCTTCAATTTGGCGACCGATCTCCAAGTGAACAAGAGTGCTAGATCAATACGTTTCTTTTCACCCTCTGAGAAGTTTTCATAACTGAAATCATCTCGGTGACGAGACTTGATGGTCTCCTTAAACTCCTCGTCAATGTTGAAGTTGACAAAGAAGTCCATCGCAGCCAAATACTTATTCACCAATTTGTTTATAATTGGAACGTACTGCTTAATGATTTTCGACTTAATCCCGCCATCTTTAAGCAACTGCGCGACAATATCATAGTTCTGTGTTTGTTCAGATACTGTTTTTCTTTTTTCATTGAATCCTTGTAATGCGTTCAATAGTTCTTTCGATTGTGCCTTGAACTCATCGCTCATGGCTGGTTTGCTTTCTATCTCTGTAATCTCATCCTCAAGTTTCTTAATGTACTTTCTGATCTGGCTGCGAGAAGTATTAATCCGCACAAGATCTTGTTCGAAAGACTTGAGTTCTTTTTGAGTAGTCTTGATGGTATTGATTCGCTGTAGAACGGCATCACTTTCTTCTTTGAGTTTGTTTAGACCTTCGGTTAGTTCTGATATTTTACTATTGCATGAATGAACTTTTTCTTCTTTGTTATTGATAGCCTGATCGCAGGTTGGACAAGTCGAATTTACAGAATAGAACTCAATGTCTTTCTCGAGTTTCTGAATGTTCCCTTCGATCTTGGCTTCAAGATTGTTCAGTTTGTTGAAGCGTTTGGTTGTAAATTCTTCATCTGATGTTAGAAAGATCAGATCATCGATTTGCTTTTCTTTTTGCGTTGCTTCCGTTTCAAGAGAAGAGAGTGATACCCTGTTCTCTACTGCTTCTTGTTTCTTTGCATCTAAAATTTCTTTTGTATTCTTCTTGAGTTCGTCAAGATGTTTCTTGTGTAGTTCAATTTTATCTTTTGTGTTATCAATCTGAATCTTGAGTTGTGCTGCTTCATCTTTCAGAGCATGCATTTTGTTCTTTACGACAACATTCATCGCAGAAAAAATTTGAATGTCTAATAGATCTTCAATCACTGTTCGGCGATCAGCCGCCGATAATTGCATAAACGGAGTAAAGTTTGTGGATCCTAAAATTACTATTTGCGTGAATGATTTGTAGTTCATCTTAAGAATTACCTTCTCAAGATATTCTTGA